ACTCGGATTCGGTCATGGCTAAAAAACTCAGAGGCAAACTGACGGCCAAGGAACTGGAAAGCAACGTCCTAGCACGTTTGGCGGCGGGTGTGGAAGGCGGCGTCGAATATGAGCCGGAGATGCAGCGTCTGCGGTATGAGCAGAACCGGATGGCCTACCCGAACGCCCCTGGGCCGGTCGACGAGGACATGGACTACAGGAAGGAAATCGCTGGGATTATGGCGCGGCTGAATCAACCCATGCCCGCCCCTGCCGGTTCCAATTACTATTACACGCAGCCGCAGTATGAGCAGGCCGTGCAGCAGGCCTACCCCTACGATCCGATCCAGCATCAGCTTGAGCTTGACGCCCGTATGCGGCAGGCCGAAGCCATGCGTATGGCGGGGCGTATGCGGGAGCAGATACCCGGTCCCGCGCCCGTACTAGGGCAGCAAGGTATGCCAGAAGATTCAACCTATGCGGGCGGCCGTGATTATAGCAACCCGCAAGGGCCGCCTATGCCGCTCGGCATGGCTATTAGCGCTGGCGTTAACCGCAACGCTATGCGCGACTCGCTCTACCCGTATCTGCAAATGCTCGGGCTTGCCCGCTAAGCAAAACAAAGAAAACCCCGCCAAAGCGGGGCTTAGTTCACCGTAGGGAGGAAACTAGCCAGTGTGGCACGTTCCATCCCCAAAATAAAACAGGTCAAGTCGTCGCACGATCTCCTGTTCCGTGAACACGGGATGCTCCTGCGACATAGGCTCCAGACGCCGCCAGAACGCCCACAGGGGCTTGTTCACTTCATAGCAGGGCTTATCCTGCGGCCAGTCGGGAACGACCGCCCCATAGTCCTCGAATTGCGTTTCCCAGTGTTTCATTTTAGCCCCAGCACGATCTCGATTAGAACAGCAACCAAAATTGACATGACTTCACCGATTTTCATAGCGTTCGATCCCGTGCATGATAGTGGAATGATCCCGGCCGCCTAACACTTGGCCGATCAGGGCATAGGGCGCGTTCAACTCGTGCCGTGCGCGCCACATGACCTCGAACCGCGCCCAGACCACGCCCTTGCGGCGGTTGTGCCGTTTGATCGACACGGTGGATAGGTTATGCTTGGCCGCCGTCTCCCGTATCAGTTGCTCTATCTGTTGTGTGAGTTTGTTCGGTTCCATATTGGCCTCTGAATAGAAAGTTGAGCGCGTGCGCTGCGGTCATCAGCGCGCGGTCGTCTGCGTAGTCGGCGTTTATTTTTATTATCAGTGAGCCGTCGCGCCGATGGAAGGTTAGCCCCTCGCCAGTGCGCCAGTTGACCCGGACGCCGCCGGGGATGGTTGTGAGGTCAAGCCTTAGCACGTTCTTCAATCTCCCATTCGATCAGTTGGCGCTTGTATTCGTCATCTTCGGCCTGCGCCATTATCAGCAACGTTTCGGTTTCTAACTCGCGGATCAGTTGCGAGAATTCGTAATAGTTCTTCATGCGCCCCATTAGAGCCCCCCTAGTAGGTGGATCAGGAAGAGAAAGAGGAGCGGCACGGCAAGCGCCGCCCCTACGGCAAAGGCGATCAGGTCACTCTTCCGCATGGTCAGCCCTACAGGCGGCGTACACGTCACGGCTAGAGCATAAGATAGCTTCAATCCGTTCGAATAGCGGATCGGTTTGCTCTATACAGCGGTCGGGCTCTCTAGCCTTGTCGGCGCTTATTGTGAGGTGTTGCAACTCTATGTCGTATGGGCCGCCGTCGTCGCCCGTGTCGCGGTCGCGGCCCTCCCATTTGTAGGTGATGGTCGCAACGCCATAGGCATAGATGGCCAGACCCGGCCATGGCTGGAATTCGTCTAATTCATAGTCAATCTGATAGCTCATAATCCGCTCCACTTTTCAGTCCAGTATTCCTCCGCCGCATTGGTATGGGCGTCCTGTAGGGTCTTATAGGCCACGTCCAGCAGCGGCGTGCGCTGCATGGTGGAGAGGTGATCTAGCAGCGCCTCAAGCTGGTCTATCTCTATTTCAATGGTCAACATCGTGCGTTTCTCCGTATGATTGCAGCATTTCAAGCCGCGTGATTGCCGCGCGGATTGTTGTTGTGTCGTCGCCTTGCCAGTCTGTTTCGATCAGCGCGTCGCGCAGATGCTTTAGCGCCTGCCAGATTGGCTTTGGTTCACTGGTCATCGGCATAGGCGCTCTCGATTCGATTGTTAGTGTGGGCGCAATATAGGTCGGGGTTTTCCCAATTCACCATTGCTTCGGCTGGATACCAGCTATCGCGCATGTCGCCGCTTACATATGCCCGGCAAATGTGCCGCCAGTTGGCGCGCGCGGCGTCAATAGACAGCGCTTCGCCGTCGCGCATGGCGATAAACAATGGATAGCCGCCCGGCCACTCATATTTTTCGCGGATGGCGCGCTTGATGTTTTTCCAATTTGCTTTTGTCATGGTCTTTTCTCCCTAGGTTAAGCGGCTTTGCCGACACGAAAGCCGTGCAAGTTGATGACGATATCCTTGGCGCTTTTGCTTGTATTGCCGGCGCACAAGCCGCAACGGTCGCACGACGTGCGCGCGCCGTTTTCCTTAGCGGCCGGACAGCCGATTTCAGTCGTCGTTTTAGTCTCGGCCGCGCGTTTGGCGCGAAACGTACGCCAGCCGCAAGCGCTTGCCAGCAATTGATCTGATTCCGTCTCGCAAGACGCCATGCATAGCAGCGCGAAAGCCTGGAAACGGGGGTCGCGCCACTGGTGGCTATACCCCGTGATTTTAGCCGCTTTCAGAGTTGCGGCGCGCCAGATCTGAAACGGCGCGGCCGCCGGATCCCCATAGGTGCCCAAACGAAAAGCCCGGCCGGCGAACAATTCCGGTAAAATCGCCGGATCATAATCGACGCCCGGCTTGGCGTATCGGCCGCGCTCATAAGCGCCAAAAACAGACGCCACGGATTTTGCCACGTCGACATAACATTTTCCCCCCTTGAAAGGGCGTTGCGGACAGTCGCCGCAAACCGATTCGTCCTGGCCGGTTTTCAGCGCGCGATAGGGATTAACATCAGCGCGGATTATGAAAGTTTGAACCATTGCGCCAGTCTTGGCGTTAGCGCTCGCCGCTTCAATACGATTGGCGATGACGACGACTGGCGCGCCGTCGATTGCGCTCGGCCCTTCATACAGGATCACGCCTGTAAACCGATTGCGCTTTATTGCTTTTAGTAGGTCATTAGCGTTGTCGATCATCTTACTTCACCTCGGTTAAGGTCACAGTGGATATGTTACAAAAGAAAAGGCGACGCCCGCAAGCGCCGCCTCTGTTTTAAGTTAACGACTGAAACGATACGACCGACAAATCGGTCGCCAGGCTAAATACGTGAATCCACACTATTGCGTCGTCGCGCATTGTAGCTAGTTGCCGCGCTGTTTTAATCGCCTCGGCTTTGCTCTCGAGAACCATTACCCGCTTGGTTTTCATGTCGCGTTTTTGTATTGCTACTTCATACATGGCCTAACCCTTTATGCTGCGCCTGCTAACAAAATCAGAGGACGACCCCGCCGACGCGCTCGGCGAGCGCTTGCGCGGCCGCCAGATCGGACGTCGAATCCACGAAAAGCCAGGCGTCATGACGATAAACGAAAACCCGATACATTTTTGCCCCCTACGTTGTGGATATGTTATGAATAGCACGATTGGCGGGTTTTGCAATAAATCTCTTTACGAATAGTCGTGATAGTTAGCGGATCGTTATCAAATCGCCATGGGAAGCGGGGGCTCAATGCGAGGCGCGACCTAGTAATAGTCATATCGTCATTAGTTGTTAGACTCTAGGAATTTTATATAAATGTATACAAGTTAATATATAAATGTAGAGCGGATGAAAGTTGCTTGGCGATTTGACGATATGGCGATAATTGCCCCGCCGCCAACGCCCGCGCAAATGGCCAGGCTCGCTCATAGGGAATTCCCACGCGACCTCAAATCGCATGGCGATATGGCGATACGACTATGCTGCATTGCAACATGATCCGCGCTCGGCCGATCCCGATCGGCGTCAACGTTAACTATAACTATTAACCTTAACGTTTAACCTTAACGCAGGTAGCGTTGACAAATAGGGGGGGGGCTGGGCCTGGGGATCTCCTTTAAGAAATACGTAGCCATCACGCGAACTTTTTTATTTTTTAAAAAATCATGGTAAAAGACTTTATGTTTGAAAGCCTACCTTACGAACCGCGCAAAATAGAGGCGACAGAAGCCGTCCTAGAGCGCATCTATCTCGCCGCCCGCAAAGGGCTGAAGGGCGACACGCTCGCCTACGCCGCGGGCATGACCCCGACCGAGTATCGGCGCTTGGTGCAGTTCGACCCCATCGCGGAGTATGCCGAACAGAAGGGTCGCGCAGAGGGCGAAGCGGAAATGTCCGAGGTGCTGCACAACGCGGCGCGCGCTGGCGACACTAAGGCGGCGCTGGACATTCTGAAGCACGTCCACAAGTGGACGGCCCCGCAGTCGGTGCAGGTGCAGGTCGAGCAGCGCATATCCATTATAGCGGCGCTAGAAGAGGCGCAGCAGCGCGTGATCCAGGGAGAGATATTAGATGCAAGTGCCGATCTACTCAGCGGACGAAGAACAGAAGCTGATGGCGACCCTATGGTCGGCGCAGGTGAAGAACGATCCGGTCGCGTTCGTGAGGATGGCGTTCCCGTGGGGTAAAGCCGGGACGCCACTAGAGCATTTTACGGGGCCTAGACGGTGGCAGCTAGAAGTCCTCCAAGATCTGCGCGACCACATCAAAGAGAATAATGGCCGTGTAGACTATGAGACGTTCCGCATGGCCACGTCCTCTGGTCGCGGTATCGGCAAGTCGGCCCTTGTGAGTTGGCTCGTGATCTGGATGCTGACCACGCGCATAGGCTCGACGACTATTGTATCGGCCAACTCAGAAGCCCAGCTCAGATCTGTCACCTGGGCCGAGATAACTAAGTGGCTCAGCATGTGCCTTAACAGCCATTGGTTCGAGGTCAGCGCCACCAGAGTGCTGCCGGCCAAGTGGATCGCGGAACTGGTCGAGCGGGATCTGAAGCTGGGCACGCGCTATTGGGGCGTGGAGGGGCGGCTGTGGTCGGCCGAGAACCCTGACAGTTACGCGGGCGTGCACAACTTCGCGGGCGTCATGCTCGTGTTCGACGAGGCCAGCGGTATTGATGACTCTATCTGGGCGGTGGCCAGTGGCTTCTTTACAGAGAACACTCCTAATCGTTTTTGGCTTAGCTTTAGCAACCCCCGCCGAAACAGCGGATACTTCTACGAGTGCTTCCACAACAAGCGCGACTTCTGGCGAAACAAGGTTGTTGACGCCAGAAGCGTGGAGGGAACTGATAAGGCAGTCTATCAGCAGATTATCGACGAATACGGCCCCGACAGCGCTCAGGCTCACGTCGAGGTCTACGGAGCCTTCCCGAACGCATCGGATGACCAATTCATACCGTCATCACTGGTCATGGAGGCGCAGACACGCGCACCACAGAAGGATCAGACGGCACCGATAGTGGTCGGCGTCGACCCGGCGCGGTTCGGGGCGGACGCCACGGTCATCGCCATACGGCAGGGCCGCGACATCATTGGCATACGCCGCTACCGGGGCGACGACACGATGGAAGTGGTCGGCAGAGTGATCGACATCATCGAAGAGTTCCGCCCCGCGTTGGTCGTCGTGGACGAGGGCGGGCTAGGCGCGGGCGTCGTCGACCGGCTGAAGGAGCAGCGATACAAGATCAGGGGCGTCAACTTCGGCAGCAAGTCTTCCCGTCCGATCATGTTCGGGAACAAACGCGCCGAGATGTGGCACGCCATGCGGGAGTGGCTGAAGACCGCGAGCATACCAAACGACCGATTCCTCAAGTCCGATCTGACAGGGCCGATGATGAAGCCAGACAGTAAAGGGACTATATTCCTAGAAAGCAAGAAAGACATGAAGGCGCGAGGTCTAGCGAGCCCTGACGCCGCGGACGCTATCGCCGTGACGTTCGCGTATCCGGTGGCGCACAGGGAGGCTAGACCAATGGACAACAGGCCAAGGGTCAGTTATGGTGGTGGAACAGCCTCTTCAGGATGGATGGGACACTAGATGGTATCGCTGTCAGTAGGGCGTGGCGAGAAGCTGTCGACTAAGGCGGGCGCTGGTCTGACCGCCAAGGGCCGTCAGAAATACAATGCCGCGACGGGCAGCAAGCTGAAGCCGCCGGCTCCTAACCCTAAGAGCGAGGCCGACAAGGGCCGTAAAGCGTCCTTCTGCGCACGCATGGGCGGCGTGGTCGCTAAGTCGAAGAACGCAGAGCGGGCGAAGGCGTCGATGAAGAGGTGGAACTGTGGCAAGTAAGCCGGGCCTCTACGCCAACATTCACGCGAAGCGCGCGCGCATCAAAGCAGGCTCTGGCGAGAAGATGCGCAAGCCGGGCGCAGAGGGCGCGCCGACAGCTAAAGCGTTCGTGAGATCCGCGAAGACAGCTAAAGGAAAACGCTAATGCCGCTCGTTAAGTCAACATCAAAGAACGCGTTCCGTAAGAACGTCGCCGCTGAGATCAAAGCGGGCAAGCCGCCGAAACAGGCGGTCGCTATCGCCTACTCGACCAAACGCGCAGCGGCTAAGAAGCCGTCCATGAGCAAGGGCAAGTCTTGTGGCAAGTGATGACGTAATCGCCGCTGGCAAAGTCTCCGACAACCCGGACGATGACCGTCTGGCCACGATGCGTCACCGCTTCACGGTGGCGA